GTGATTTGAGGTTCCTATAGGATGGCAAAGATGTAGAGCGGCGGATTATGATTATGCGTCACCATCCTGTGTCCTATGGGGTACAGTAGATTTTGATGGTAACATATATATCTATCGTGAACTATATGGTGCAGGTTATACTGGAGAAAAATTAGCTCATTTAATTTTAGAAATGGAAAGAGCTGACCCAACAATGGCTATGTGTATATTAGATACAAGTTGTTGGAATAGAACAGGCCTAGGCCCTAGTATAGCTGAAACAATGATTAGAAGTGGTGTTCGTTGGATTCCTGCTGATAGAGATAGAATATCTGGAAAAGTAGAAATGCATAGACGATTAGCTATTAACGAACGGACTGGTGAGCCTAAATTAAAAGTATTTGCAACTTGTACAAATTTAATTCGTACATTATCAAGTATACCAACATCAAAAACTAATCCAGAGGATGTTGATACAAAAGCTGATGACCATGCCTATGATGCATTACGATATATGATTATGACTAGACAATCTAATCAGCCAACACTAAATACAACACTAAATAGAATTAAAGACAGGGTTTCGTATGAACCCAGTGACACAGTTTTTGGGTATTAAGGTAATACTTAAATTAATAAATAACTAAGGAGATAAATATGCCGGGTGGTAATTATAACTTTGGAAAAGACTATATTATGAAACAGAGTGAGCTAAAAATGGGTGAACCAGATGCTCCTCTAACTCGTATGCCTTTACAATTTTCAACAGAAATTAAAGAAGGTGATGAGAATCCATTAAATCAGCCATTTCCAAAAGGTAAATCAAAATCAGCTAATTTAGATGCATCTATTTTAAATTCAGATAAAGACAAAGATTATTAAAAAGGTAAAAAATGGTTGATGAAGTTCAAGGCACTGACCAAACTTCAACTATGCCAGAAGAAGAGGCTCCGGGAATAGTAGGCTATATTGAATCAAAATATAATGATTCAAAAGCTTCTAGACAAACCCATGAGGCTCGATGGTTAAGAGCTTACAAAAATTACAGAGGTGTGTATGATAGCACAACTCAATTTCGTGATAATGAAAAAAGTAAAGTTTTTGTAAAAATTACTAAAACAAAAACTCTTGCCGCATATGGTCAAATCGTTGACGTTTTATTTGCTAATAAAAAATTTCCTATTACAGTAAGTTCTACTCCAGTACCAGAAGGTATTGCGGATGTTGCACACTTGCGTGTACCGGGAGAAGAAAATTTAGAACCATCCGTTGGGTTTCCCGGCGATGGTAAAGAAATACTTCCGGGAGCAACTAATGCAACTCCATTAGGAGGATTACAATCTGAGTATGAAGGTGCAAATTTAGCAGAGGGAAGAGCAAGAATACCTAATCAACCAGAGATATATCCTGCACAAGAAACATCACGCAGGATGGAAAAATTAATACATGACCAGTTATTAGATACTAATGCTGTAAGTGTTTTAAGACATGCAATATTTGAATCTGTTTTATTAGGAACAGGTATTGTAAAAGGGCCTTTTAATTATGCTAAAACAGTTCATCGTTGGGACACTGTAGATGGAGAAAAAATGTATGCTCCATATAATAAAGAAGTTCCAAGAATAGAAGCTGTATCTTGTTGGGATTTTTTTCCAGACCCAGATGCAACTAACATTGAAGATTGTAATTATACTATTGAAAGACATAAGTTTACAAGAAAACAGTTAAGAGATTTAATAAAACATCCTTATTTTAATGAGGAAGCAATAGCTGAATGTCTGGAAATGGGTTCTAATTACACAAAAGAATACTATGAAGATATTATACAATCGTATGATGCTCAAGCAGAATATGATGTTGATAGATACGAAGTATTAGAATACTGGGGAACATTAGATACATACTTAGCAAGTGAAATAGGACTAGAAGTAGATAACCTATCAGCTCTTGATGAAGTACAAATTAATGCTTGGATATGTAACGGTAAAATATTAAGAGCTGTTTTAAATCCTTTTACTCCAGAAAGAATACCATATCAATCTGTTCCATATGAAATAAATCCTTATCAATTATTTGGTATAGGTGTACCAGAAAATATGGAAGATGCACAGTTACTTATGAATGGCCATGTTAGAATGGCTATTGATAACTTAGCTTTAGCGGGTAACTTAGTATTTGATGTTGATGAAGCATCATTAGTGCCGGGTCAAAATATGGATATATTTCCGGGAAAAATCTTTAGACGACAATCTGGTGTCACAGGAACCGCAATAAATGGATTAAAATTTCCTAATACTGCACCAGAAAATCTACAGATGTATATGCAAGCAAGACAACTTGCAGATGAAGAAACAGGTATACCATCTGTTATGCATGGTCAAACAGGTGTGTCTGGTACAGGAAGAACTTCTTCTGGTTTGTCAATGCTACTTAGTGGTGCAAACTTATCTATAAAAACAGTTATGAAAAATATAGATGATTTTTTACTTAAACCATTAGGAGAAGCTATGTTCCAATGGAATATGCAATTTGATAATGAAAACCAAGATGTAGTTGGTGATTTAGAAATAAAACCAAAAGGTGTTTCTAGTATAATGCAAAAAGAAGTTAGGTCACAAAGATTAACAACCTTGTTACAAACTGTGGCTAACCCTATGCTTGCACCATTTATTAAAATACCAAATTTAATTAGGGAGCTAGCAATTGCACAGGATATTGACCCAGATAGTCTGGTAAACAATATGAATGATGCACAAATATTTGCAGAAATATTACGAGGTCTAAATGCTGAACAAAAAACAAGCGAGTCAACTCAAGGGGGCAATCAACAATCCGGTTCTATGGGAGCCAATGGAGAGGTACCTACAGGAGCAAATCCAAGTGACCCATCGGGCGTTGGTGGTGGCACAATCGGAACAGGAAATATTCCGCAATCAGGGGAAAGCAATTTTACTGGAGGAACTTCTGGCTCTTAGAACAAATATAAATGAATTTAATAAAAATAAATAGGGAGAAAAATGGTTTCAACAGCAGATGAAATATTTATAAATAAAAGACCACCTAGTAGTAGTGACGTTGAAACTATGGTAGCTGTTGCAAAAACTGGTGTATACAGAGGTGTAGCACGAGAAACAGCAGGTAGATTTCCTCAAATATTTGCCGCTATAAAAAAAGAAGTGGATGAGGGGAAAGAAATTAATGTTAATAAATACACTAACCCTCGATATGAAGAAGATATAGGCTCTAAAGATAAAGTAAAAGAAAATGTAAGTGTAGCAGACCAATCAATTCCTGTTGATAATCAAATGGTAGATTTAGCTTTAGGAACAGAGGGAGCATCTACTCTAAATCAATTTTCTGTAGGAACTATTCCTGCAATGACAGACATAGATAGTAGTTTAAAGTATAACTATGGTGCTTCAACAAAAAATTTACCAATTAGTACAGGTAATTCTGTAGACAATGGTACTGGTTTTAATAATTCATCTATTCCTAATACAGCTAAAAATAAAAATCTTTTTGATAGATATAAAAATAAACTACAATCTATGGGATTAAAATCTGAATCTTTTGACCCCGCTACAGGTGAATCTTTAGGTTTAAAAGATACTGACCCAATGCGTGCAGTAGTAAAGCCTATGTTAGCGGCAATTATGGGAGGTGCGGCACTTCCGGGTGTAGCTATATCTTGGATTTCTCATGGAAGAGCACAACAAAAAGCGGCTACTGAAATGATAAAAGATATTGAGGATGGAACTTTTAGACAAGATAAAATGTATCTTAATTACTCTGGCAAACAATTGTTTAGAAAAATGGCTACAACTTTTGCTGACCCATATCAACAAATGAATACTATTTATGGTAAAGCAGGTGTTGATGGAAGTGCAATACGAAACTTTTTTGATTATGCGGCCGATAATGATATGTTTGATAAAAAAACATTAAGAGATTTACAAAAGTACAGACCGGGTCTATTAGCATCTACTTTATCAGCTTATGATGCGGCAGGAAAAGAAAGACCAGATATTACATTTTACGCTAGTGAATTTAAAGAAACTTTACCACAAGGTTCTGAATTATTTAGCACTGTAGAGATGGGTGGTCAAACAGTACAACAAACATATCAAACACCTACTGGTCAAACAGTGTCTACTGGAGTTCAATCAGATGGTATTCAACAACAGCCTTCACAACCAGATAGCAATCAACAAGGTAGTGCTAATCAAGGTGGTGGTGGGAATGTTGTTATCGGAGAACAGACTATTCAATCAGGTAATACACCTGCATTTTCTGGTAATCCATTTATTGGAAGAGCAACTGGTGGCCCAATACCTGTAGGTAATACAGAAGTTGTTAATGAGCCTAACAAAGATATGTCGGGTGTAGCAGATGATATTCCTCGTCAATTACAAGAAGGTGATTTTGTTATTAATGCACCGGCCGTCTCAATGGCAGGAAAAGCTGATATACTAAAAATGATTAAAAATGCTAGAGATAGTTTAAGAGCTAGGGGTATTCAACTAACAGGTAGAGAAGCAGGCGATATTGATGTTGATATTAGTAATAAAGAAATAGTTATATCAAAAGCAGAAGCAGAAGAAATTGGGTATGACAGATTAGAAAAAATAAATAATAGAGGTAAAGAAAGAGTACGAGAAATACAAGAAGAGAGAGAACAAATACAACAAAATCCTCAACCTCAAGGAATGATGAATGTTCAAAATGCTCAAGTGGGTGGTCAAATAGCATTAGATGAAAATAAAAATCAACCTATTGCTGTTCCAAGAGAAACTTTTGCAGGACAAAGTTCTGTAGGAAGTAAATTATTATCTCCAATGTCTCCTCAAGCACAGGATGATGAAAAAGAATTAAGTGATAGGTCACAAAGTTTTGAAGGGTTTATGAAACCTATTCAAATGCAAGAGGGAGATAAAATACAAATAAAAAAAAAGCCTATATTAAGTAATAAAGATTTTGTTTATAAAGCTTTAAGTAACCAACAAAGAGTGCAAGAGGGAGAAGGTTTTTACAAACTAAGACCAGAAGCTATTGCAGGTATTATGGGTAATATAGATGTAGAGACTGGGGGAACTTATGATTATAAAACTCAGCAAATAGGTGGTTCTGCTCAAGGGTTATTTCAATTTGAAAAACCACACATGGATGCATATAATCAATATAAAAAAGATAGAGGTATAACTCCATCAGCTAGTGCTCAAGTTGAATATGTTATAGATAATATATTTAGTGGGGTTGGTTTAGATATTGGGGCAAAAAATAGAACAGAATTAATAGGTTCTCTTGCAAATGATTCTACTGAAGAAATAACAAAAAAGTTTTCTAATTTATTTTTACGACCGGGAAAACCTAATATTAATAAAAGAATAGAAAAAGCACAAAGTATATACGAAGAAATATTTGGAACTCAAAAATTAAACTCTGGTGACAGAGTAAAACCACAAGAAGTTGCAAGAGATTTAATAGCAAAAGAAATAAAAGAAGAGCTAGTACAGAATATGTCTAGCAAACAACAAAAAATAACAACTGGATTTTTAGCAGTAGCAGATACTGTATCAAAGATTGCTAGTGATAAAATTTTATCCGGTGAGTTTGACATGATGGGTGGTAAGTTAAAGATAGGAGCAAATCCATCTGCTAGTCAAGGTTATTTAGGATTTTCAAAAACATTTTAAACAGTTTCCCGATGAGTAATCGGGATTAGTGTAAGGCTACTCATATATTAGATATGACCCCAATACACTTAACAACCAAATCGGCTACTCACATACTGTGACCCCGAAGGAGGAAAGATGGCTCAAGCAAAAGCTAAAGAAGCAGAAATACAAAGTAAAGAAAACGAGGTTGACGAGGTTCAATCAACAATGTATCAAAATTCTTATCGTAAGGATTTAGATAAAGAAGTTGAAGACCCAAGGCAGGCTGTAGAGGACACCCAAGAGGCCACTCCTCAAGAAACAGGTTTTATTTCAAAAAATGAAGCTCAACCTAACCATGATTACAAAAAAAGATATGATGACCTAAAATCTCATTATGACAGAAAGCAAAATGAAAATACGCAGAAGTTAGAAGAGATAGAAGCAAAACTTAAACTTGCTGAAAAAAATCAAGCTATGGCGAATTATACTCCGCCAAAGAGTGATGATGAACTCAAAAAGTTTAAAGAAAAATATCCAGATGTGTATGATGTGGTAGAGACAATATCTCAAAAACAAGCTACACGGCAAGTTGAATCTCTACAAAAAGAAGTAGAAACACTTCGTAAAAGAGAAGATGATTTAGTTGTGCAAAGTGCGTATAGAGAGTTGTTAAATTCTCATTCAGATTTTACTGATATAAAAGATTCACCAGAATTTTTAGAATGGTTAGATGGACAACCTCCATCAATATCAGATGGTGTAACTAAAAACAATAAAGATTCTAAATGGGCAATTCGTGTTATTGATTTGTACAAAGCGGACAAAGGTTTAAGCAACAGCAAACCCAAATCAAATGTAAGTGCGGCTACTAGCGTGACAAAGACAAAGGCCAAGTCTGTAAACGTTGATGGCAATACTAACAAAAAAGTTTGGAAGGCATCGGAGATTCAAAAAATGAACGCTTCGGTGTATGAAAAGTACGAGAAAGAGATTGATTTAGCTTTTAAAGAAGGCAGAATTGATACTCGTGCTTAAACTTAACCTATAAAGGAGAACTAAAATGGCTATATCAGCATCTGCGGGTTATGACAACTTACCTTCGGGTAATTGGCTACCTAGCATCTATTCGCAAAAAGTTCTCAAGTTTTTCCGAAGAAGCTCTGTTGTTGAGGGTATCACTAACACTGATTACACAGGAGAAATTGAAAACTACGGCGATACTGTAAGAATTATAAAAGAACCGGCGATTACCGTTCAATCTTACACAAAAGGTTCTCAAACCAATCTACAAAATATTGCAGATGACCAAACTACTCTTGTAGTTGACACTGCAAATTATTTTGCTTTTAAAGTAGATGATATTGAAGAAAGACAATCTCATATTAACTTTGAATCATTAGCTACCTCTTCTGGTGCTTATGCTCTAAAAAGAAAATATGATAGAGATGTTTTAGAAGCAATGTCTACTACTTCTGGTATTAACACAGGTTCAGCAGTAACAGCTAACACAGGCGACTTAGCTTATGGCGTTATTGCAGAAGCATCTAGAATTTTAGATGACCAATCTGTACCAGAAGAAAATAGATGGTTTGCGGCACCTCCAATTTTTTACGAACAACTGTCTGCGGCGGCATCAAAAGTTATGGATGCGTCTGTAATGGGCGATGGTGTTTCAGCGTTGCGTAACGGATTGGTAACAAACAAATCTGTAGCAGGAATGAGCCTGTACAAAACAACTGCATTAAACATTTCTGGAACTGACATTATTACAGCTACTGGTTCATCGAACGAGTATTACATAATGGCAGGTCACATGTCTTCTACTTCAACTGCTTCGCACATTGCGAAAACAGAAGTTGTAAGAGACCCAGACTCGTTTTCTGACATCGTTAGAGGATTACATGTCTATGGTAGCAAGGTTTTAAGACCAGAAGCTCTCGTAAGAACTGTAGTTACTTTAACATAATATAGGGGGATATACAAATGGCGACTCATAGTAAAGTTACTGGTGGAACTAGTGGACATCCTTCTACTAGAAGAAAACCATACTGGGTAGAAAATACAGTTGATTTATCACTGTTTGACCCAGTGGCTAACGACATAGTACAGGTATTAAATGTACCTGCTGAAACTTTTGTTATTAACGCAGGAATTGAAGTACTAACTGCCTCTGCATCTGGTGTTACACTAGATTTAGGAGATGGTGGTGACGTAGATAGATTTGTAGACGGATTAGATTCTACATCTACTGGTCATGGTGCTCAAGTTGCTAACGCTTCAAACGTAGGACATGTTTATGGTTCTGCTGACACAATTGATGTCAAAGTGTTAGGTGCAACAGATAACGCAAGTAAGCTCAGAGTATGGGCAATTATGTGTGATGTAAGTGGTTCAGATGAAACTGCTTCTAACAGCTCATAAAATAAATTAAATTAGGGGGCTTTATGCCCCCTTTTTAAAAGGAATTATATGACTGAATGGGATATGACTGCTAGTCAAAAAAGTGAAATTTTTGATAACAGTGATAAAGATTTAGAAAAAAGAGTAACTGATTTAGAAAATAAATTAGATGAAATTATAAAACTATTGGAGAAAAAAATTGATTAGACCTTGTGATTGTGGAGAAGGAATAGAATGTACATGTATGCCGTGTACTGAGTGCGGTGCATTAAGAATGTCTGATTGTGTGTGCCCAGACAATTGTGATACTTGCAGTGCCTAAAAAATTAAAAAACAAATTAAAAAAACAAGCAAAAAAATTAAAGCTCAATGAAAAAAAAACAGATGCATATGTCTACGGCACCATCAAAAAAATTGAAAAAGCCAAAGTTAAAAAAAGAAAAAAAAGAACTAAATGAATTAGGATTTCCTTTGGATGACCCCTATGGGTTAGCAGAGGCATTTTGGACTATATTTACTAAACCAAAAAAGGAGACAGCAAAATGATGAAGTACGGAATAAAGCCTAAAAAGAAAATGTACGGCGGTGCTATGAAGAAAAAGAAAAAGAAAATGAATGTAGGTGGTAAAGCTAAGCCAGATTATATTGATTTAGATAAAGATGGTGACAAAAAAGAATCAATGAAAAAAGCCTCTATGGACATGAAAGATAAAAAAATGTACGGCGGCCCAATGAAGAAAAAGAAAAAAATGATGGGTGGTGCCATGAAGAAAAAGAAAACTATGTATGGCGGCGGTATGATGACAAAACCTAAAAAGAAAATGATGTATGGCGGCAAAAACAAAAAAAAGTAAGTCTACTGTAAATAAAGCAGGAAACTATACTAAGCCTAGTATGCGTAAAAGGATATTTAATCGTATAAAAGCACAAGCATCACATGGAACTGCGGCGGGCAAGTGGTCTGGAAGAAAGGCTCAAGCTCTTGCAAAAGCTTATAAAAAAGCAGGTGGAGGATACAAGTAATGGCAGAAACAAAAACTATAAAAGCACCTAAAGGTTTTCATTTTATGAAAAACAAAAATAGTATAAAACTTATGAAGCATACTGGAAAATTTGTTGCTCATAAAGGTGCATCTCTTACTTTAAAATTGCCAGTACAAAAAAGACATGGCACTAGCTAAATCTCAAAGAAGTTTAAAAGCTTGGGGTAAGCAAAAGTGGAGAACTAAATCTGGTAAAAAGTCTAGTGAAACTGGAGAACGATACTTACCAGAAAAGGCTATAAAAGCATTATCTGCAAAAGAATACGCCGCTACTACAAGAGCTAAACGTAAGGCAAAGAAAAAAGGTAAACAAGTTTCAAAACAACCTAAAAAAATAGCTAAAAAAACTGCGGCTTATAGGAGGTACTCATAATGGCTAGAAAAGGATTATATGCAAATATTCATGCAAAAAGAAAGCGTGGAGAAAAAATGCGTAAAAAAGGTGCAAAAGGTGCTCCTAGTGCGGCTAACTTTAAGAGAGCTAAACAAACAGCTAAAAAATGAGGAAAGAACACAAAAACCCTAAAGGCGGTTTAACCGCAAAGGGCCGTGCTTATTTTAAAAGAAAAGAAGGTTCTAATTTAAAGCCTCCGGTTAAACGGGGTGTTAATCCACGAAGAATTTCTTTTGCCGCAAGATTTGCAGGAATGAAGGGCCCAATGAAAGATGAGAAGGGTCGCCCAACTAGAAAAGCACTAGCACTTAGAGCATGGGGTTTTCGCTCAGTAGAATCCGCTCGTAATTTTGCAAATAAACATAAGGGTAAAAAACGTAAAAAAACTTGACAAAACATGAATTGGCGATACAATAAACAAGGGGAGACATGGCTACAACGTATTTAACATTAGTAAATAATGTATTAAATGAACTTAACGAATCTGAATTAACTTCTTCTAGTTTTTCTAGTAGCAGAGGTATTCAGACATCAATAAAAAAGTTTGTTTTAAAAGCTACTCACGAAGTTTATAATAGTCTTTCTGAAGTTCCAGATTTATATATCTCTACATTTCAAGATACTAATGCAGGTCAAAGAACGTATGCTCTACCAACAACTGATTCTCCTCAATCTGGAGACAAGCCATTTAGAAAAATGGATTGGCAGACATTTAGACTTGTACCAAAAGAATTAATAACAAATGGTGAGTTTACTTCTAATATTAGCAGTTGGACTACAATAGCAGGCAGTGGTAGTGTAGCTTATAATAGTGGTGGTAATGGCAGACTACGATTAAATGATTTTGCGGCACATCAATCTATTTCAACTGTAGTAAATAAAAGTTATAAGTTACATGTTAGAGTATTTGATTCTAATAGTGTTGGTGCGGCTCTTAAAATACAAGTAGGTACTGCGGCTGAAGGAACACAAAATTTAAATACAACATTAACTGTAGAAGATTTTGGAGCAGGTGCTGTACTAGATACAACATTTACTGCTACATCACAAACTACATTTGTAACTCTTAATAACACAGTTACAACTACAAATCTAGATGTAGATTATGTAAGAGTATCTGAAGATATACCAGTACGAAGATTAAAGTATATAACTTACGATGATTGGAACAGAAGATTTTTAGAAACAGATTTAACTAATGACGCAGATTCTTATGGAACTCCAAGCATAGTATATCCAACACAGGATAAAAAGTTTGGTTTATCTCCTGTACCGGATGCAAGTAATTATTCTATACAGTACGAATATTGGAAAGTGCATACTGATTTATCTGCACACAGCGATACAATGGATTTAGATGATAGATTCAAAGATATAATAATTAATAGAGCAAAATATTATGCTCATATACTTCGTTCAGATTTACAATCAGCACAGTTAGCTGATAGAGAATATAAAGAAGGTTTAAAAGCACTTAGAATTGAATACATAAATAATTTTTCTTATATGACAGACCATAGAGTAAACAATGGTGGTAGAATGGGTGGATACTAATGCCTTACACCGGTTTACAAAAACCAATGGTAGTAAGTTGTGCCGGTGGTTTAGTATTAAACAAAGATGTATTTGCAATGCATCCGGGAGAAGCGTTACAGTTACAAAACTTTGAGCCTAGTATTGAAGGTGGGTATAGAAGATTAAACGGAACTACAAAATTTAATTCTAGTATTGTACCACAAGTTTCTTCATCAACTGAAAGAATACAACTCTGTGCAATATTTAATGATTTAGTTATAGCGGCTAGGGGTGGTACTGTGTATACAGGTTCTACTTCTGGAAGTTGGACTTCTCGTGCTACGAGTAAAGGTACAACAAATACTTATGATTTTGATAAGTATAACTTTGATGGCACTGATAAAATAATT